GGCCTCCGCTACAGTAGGAACAGTTACTTCTATCGGAATGACCGTCCCTAGCTTTCTTTCGGTAAGCACACCAACAATTACATCCAGTGGAACATTTGCTCTAACTCTAGCCAATCAAACTTCACGCCAAGTTTTCATTGCTCCTAGTGGTGGGGGTGTTCCTGCATTTAGAGGCGTTGAGTCTGATGACCTTCCTTCGTTGGCAATATCGAAGATCACGGGTCTGCAAACAGCATTGGATGGCAAGTTGGCAACTAACGGAACGGCAACTTTAGCCGCAAACGTGACCGGAATTGTTGACTTGACCAACGGAGGAACAGGCGGAAGCAACGCCGCTACGGCTCGCACTGGCTTGGGTGCTACTACGGCAGGTGCAAGTATTTTTACCCTAATCAATCCCAGTGCCATCACCTTCTTGAGGCTCAATGCTGACAATACGGTTTCTGCGCTTTCGGATGCTAACTTTCGCACAGCCATTGGACTAGGAACAGCAGCGACCAACCCC